CGCCAAATTGGCGCATGAAATTGCAACCATGGCGCAGAAACATGCGCATGAAATTGCGATGGCGCAGATCGAGGTCAACAAAGCGGAAGCCGCAAGTTCGTCAGTCTTCAAGGGTGGGTGGCGTCCGTTCATAGGGTGGACATGTGGGGTCGCATTCTCCTACCACTTCGTATTGCAACCCCTGCTCATATTCATATTGGTCTCTCTGGGCCATCCAGTTCCTCAATTGCCAGCGTTCGACATGGCAAGCCTGATGACAGTGCTCATGGGCATGCTTGGTCTTGGTGGGTTACGCACCTTTGAAAAGTACAAGGGGGTCAGTAAATGAGCTTCAAACTATCGAACCGTAGTTTAAGTCGTCTTGAGGGTGTTGACCCACGTCTGGTGGACGTCGTGAAACGCGCAATCGAAATATCTCGTGTCGACTTTGGCGTAACTGAAGGTCTTCGTACCATGCAGACGCAAGAGCAGTATGTGGCTCAGGGCAAAAGCCAAACGATGTCATCGAAGCATCTGACAGGAGAAGCTGTCGATCTGGTGGCCTACATAAATGGCTCAGTTTCTTGGGAATTAAATATCTACGACGATGTCGCAGACGCCATGAAGCAAGCGGCAGACGAACTTGGCTTGCCATTGCGCTGGGGAGCTGCTTGGAATGTGAGTGATATTCGTGCGTGGAACGGGAGCATGGCAGACGCCATGAACTTCTACATTGACGCAAGGCGTAAGGAGGGCCGGCGTCCTTTCATAGACGCGCCTCATTTCGAGGTCAGCGCTTGACAGAAAAACTACTTGTCAGACGTGATCTCGCCGCCAAGCGCCGCATAACCGATGATGTCGACCCAACTATCCCTATGCGAGACGTCATTCGACAGACGAGAGAGCTTGACCACCATACAGGCTGCAACTTCACCTGGAGTGATTGGGCATTTGAGTTTTTCATCAAGAATCGCAGACCAGATGTCGGCGATACGTGAGAAGTTGCGTTCAGCTTCGCCGTAATTGTCTTGGCGCTTGCCGTTGATAAGGTTTAACGCCGTATAACAGAAGTACTCGCGATCAAACTCGGTGTTTATCTGCTGGCGCTCGTCTAATGGTTCGGTCATCTCGTCGATTAACATAGGTTTAGGCAGCCTGTTGGTTAAGTTGCTTTCGAAGTTGCTTGATCTCTTCGTCGCGTTGCTCAATCTTGCGCATTAAATTGGCATTCAGGTTCCAGTAATGCGTCTCAATGTCGATACGAGCCTTCGCGTCTTGCTTCATTGCATCAAAAAGACGCTCCGAAATTGCCATCTGCTTTTCGATAAAGTTCATTGCAATATCCCTTCCATGGATTGATAAAACTCACGGTTAATCTCCTCTAGTACTTCCAGCGCTTCACCCTCGTAATCTCCATGCTTCAGCTTGTTGCGCAGAAAATTACGAAAGTCCTCGATGGCGAAGTAATAACGCTCGCCATTAAAACAATGTTCGGCTTGCTGACGATCTTCATCTTCAAATTCAATTGTCACCTTCATTCTTTCGCCGCTCCCCAAACGCCAACCTGTGCAATCGAATAGCCGAGAAACATCAGCGCCAGCCAAGACTTGCCTTGAATGAGTAGGTCTGCGGCGACGAATAAATAAACAATTCCAATGGCCGCAATGAGCCACGTGCTCATACGTTTTCCTCCAGACGCCAGCGGAATGTCATCCAAATTTCCTGCATGGTGACGTCTTTTAAGCGCACCTGATGTTCGAGTTCTGCAATCTGTTCTCGTAGATGTTTGCGCTTATCCTTGGCTCGCTGAACTTGATCGCTGTTTTGTTTCTGGTTGGAGAGATCAGACAGACGTTCGGTGATCGAAGTCACTTCGTTCTCCATCTCTCGTATTTTTTTAAGAAGCTCCGATCTTTCGACCGCTTGCTTTTTGAATTCGGAAATGATGATTGGCAAGGTCATTGGCTCATTCCTTGGGCAATGGTTTGTATATCTCGTATTGTTCGCAGACGTTGACTGCTTGCTTATCGTGCTTTCCACAATGCCATCCGCCATTTGCGTTTGGGTATGAATGAGCACAGGTCTGACACGCCTTTGGCGGATCGATTTTTCCCCAGCAAACGGAGCGCTTGAAGCAATCTCGACAACGCCAATCGCTTTCGTCTTCACTGATTCGTCTTGCTTGGTTTGCGAGAATTCTGTTGATTCGGTCTTGGATGTGGGAATACTCGAACGTATCAAACGCAATGATTTCGGCATGGTATTCTGATGTATTCTTATTGACAGCAATAAAGAAACTCTCATGGATACCAGACATACCCATCATCATCTGACACTGAGAGAAGTACCGAGGGTGACTTATCTTGACCCCCTCCTTGACGAATTTTTTCCACGATGCGTCATTCATGGACTTGATTTCGAGCACCCTGACTTTGCCGTCAGTGAGTTCGATGTGTCCGTCCATGTGGCAGACGATGTGGCCTCCGAGTTCTTCGTAGGAGTACTGCTTCCCGGTGAGGCCGTCCTTTTCCCAAACGATTACGTCACCTCCCTTTTTCAAATCTCTGACGGTTTCGTCTTCGAGAATGTGTCCAAGTCTGAAAATTCTTTTGAGTCGTGGGCTTGGCTTATCTTCAGGGTAGCCGCGCAAACTAAATGCGAGCATCGCGTCGCAGGGATGACCGACCGCACTGGCCCCGATGTAGTCACGAACTAATTCTGTCCGCTCTTCGTTTTCGTAACTGTCGTCAATTAACTTGACGCTTTGCTCTGCTAGTGACATTGCATCTCCATAAGGAGAGGGGGGCCGAAGCCCCCCTCGATTTAGAACGGGATGTCGTCCTTCAAACTTTCAAACCCAGTGCCGCCCGGAGTTGCAGACGTCTCGTCGATCTTTAGGAAACTTTTGATCTCTGTGTTCTGTCGCTCGACGTTGTTGTCATCGCGCCAAGGCTTGCCCATACCGACAATGGCGACGCATTTAAGTGACTTCAAAGACGCAACGTCACCGGGCTTGTCAGGATTGGGATGTCCTGCGGCAACCAAAAACGATTTGAGTTGTCGCTTGCCAATGTCCTGAGCTTGCTCGTTGGTGTGGTGGATGTTGAAGTTAAAACGAATCTCACCCGAACCGTCTTCGGCTTGAAAATCACAAACCAATTTGCGGTTCTTTGTGTTACGAATCTCTTCAACCTTGGCATCTTTGCAGACGACAACGTAACGACCGGGTTGAAGCCTTGTACTGCCGCCACTAGCCTGTACATTAGTCAGATCAAGGCCGCCAAAACCATTCCAATCACTCATCTTTCGCTCCTTTACGCGAGTTCACAAACTTGTCGTACTCCTCTTCGTTCATGGTCATTCGATCGAGGAGTTGGGTAATGTCGTCACACTGCTCAAATGGACGTACGCGGTGTCGCGGATCACGAACCTTTCCGTGCCATCCCGATACTTCGTCTGTCACGATGTATCGCTTCACCTTGGGTAAACCTTGGTCGTTCTTCTCGGTTGTCCGAACGCCACACATGACGTGATCGAAGATCGCTGGCACGTGCTTCGATACGCCGGAGCCTTTTACGAGAGGCCAGAATTGCGTGACGTCATTTGCGTCTTTCTCTTCCTTGGCTAGACATGTGACGTAGACGTGAAGCGGCAAGTCGCGAATCCATTTCAAAGTGCCAAGCATGAGTCGGTTGTACTCGCCCCACATCGCGAAGCCGTTATTTACGTTCTTGTATTCGTCTTCGAGGTGTTCGATAAGACGCTCACTTAACTCAGTGAGGCTGTCCAAGCCAATCCATTTGTACCCTGCCTTCTGAAACTCGGGCGACGCAATCATCTTGCAAATGCCTCGAAATGAATACACGCCCTTATCTGGATCGTTCTCCCGATCCCATGACGAGAACGGAAGGTAGTCGATGTCCACGTCTTCAATGGACTTGAGTCCAGCCTCGCCCGATAGAATCAGTCCGGGGCCGAATCGCTTCTGATAGAACCGGCATTGAAACGTCTTGCCGAAGCCGTGGTGTGCATAGAGCAACACCTTTGTCGTTGTCTCTTTCGAGACGTTCGACGTCTTCATCACTTTGAAAGTCATAAGGGAGTCACCTTTACTTTTGGTTGGTCAAGTTTGCGTGTGAGTGCATCGCGCAATTGCTCCTGTTCAATGGCGGGGAGTTTCTTAAACTTGCGCTTATCGACGGACAGGGAACGCTTGACGTGATCGGGAAGTGGTTGCTCTTTGAATATGTCTTCGAGAACGTCCTTATCCCAAACCCATCGCTCAGATCGAGAGACCTGAACCTCGTACCCATGCAACGTCTCAATCCATTCGCCAGATTGTTCGGGGAATAGTCTGGCGATCTCAGCTTCGACACGTCCGAGTTCGTCTTGGATTCTTGCGAGATCATTGGATAGAGCGAATTGCTGATCGGCTAACTGATTGAGGCGATCTTTGCGCTCCGATGAAGAAGGGTTTTCACCTACGTGGGCTGGCCCTTCTAACGTAGCCCACTGGTCTTGCTCAATACTCATAAAGCTCCTTTCGTTGATTGCACCAGCGTTTATCGAATGGTGTATTGCCAACAACCATAGTTGTATAATATCTTGCACAAGGTGTCAAGTATGACACCTAAAGGAGGCAAGATTGGATTACAGACTGAACCTAACGAAGTTGGTCAAAGACCTTGGAGGGGCTGCCGAAATCGCTCGTTTGACGGGCGTTATTCGCACGGCTCCCTATGGCTGGATCAAGCGCCGGTACGTCTCTAGCCAAGTTCTTGAACGCCTCAAAACCGCTAAACCAGAACTCAACCTTGACCCTTACTTTGAGGTGGTAAATGACGATCAAGACACCGCTGGATGCCGCATTGGAATACCTAGAGGAGGGATGGTCAATCATCCCGATCAAACCGGAGGGCAAGCGCCCTGCGATCAAATGGACGGAGTACCAAACCCGCCATCCGACCGAACAGGAGGTGACGCAATGGTGGACTCAGTGGCCTGATTACCAGATTGCCATTGTGACCGGGGCCATCTCCGGTCTTGTCGTCGTCGACTGCGACAATGAGGATGCATTGCATGCCGCTTTCGACGCGGGAATGCGGTCTGGCATTCGCGTTAAGACCAAGCGGGGCTGGCATCTGTACTTCGAGCACCCGAAAGACGGCATCAGGCGTGGC